GAAGGCAGTTTGCTTATTCCAATGCTTAAAAATGGCGGTGCAGGTTTTACTGAATGGGGTGATGCAGCGCAACGTGCAGGTGCAATTCTTTCTGACAGTATGATCAAAGATTTAAAAGAAGCAAAAGAAAATATCGCTCTTGTAAGCCTTGAATGGAAAGGGTTTCAGGCAAATATTGTCAATAATATTGTACCAACATTAGAGTTGCTAAAAGAAAATTCAGATTCAGTTCAGGCGGGTGCAATTGCATTAGCTGCTTATGTGGGTACTCAATTAGTTTATGCATTAGGTCAAGCTACCGTTGCAGGTTATGCAAAGGTTACGCAGTTAAAAGATCAAATTGTTGTTCAAATGGCTGCTATTCAACTTGAGAAACAGGCTGCAGCACAAGACCTTATTGGTGCTCAAGCACAGGTTGTTAATACTCAAGCAACATTATCTGCTCTTGCTGCAGAACGGGCTTTAGAGCTTCAACGTTTAAAAGCACAGATTTCTGCACAAGGCTTAGCAGCTTCCCAAACTCGATTGGCTGAAATTAGTGTTATCGAATCGCAAGTTAAAAAAGAGTTGGTTCTTGTAAATAATGCCTTAGCAGCTTCTCAAGCACGTGTGACAGCAGCTCAAGCTTCGGGCTTAACAGTAGGTCGATCTCTATTGGGTTTCCTTGGTGGACCTGTGGGTTTAGGTCTTACTGTTGCTACCGTTGCAGCTTCGTATCTCTTACTGAAGGACAATACTACAGATGTTTCTTCAACTTTGGATATGCAGGGCCACACTGTTGATGAATTGAAAGAAAAATGGCGTGATCTTAATTCAATTCAAAAAGATGCTTTGGCACTTGAGCTAAAAGAAAGTATTGAAGATTTACGTGTTAAGTACGTTACGGCATCTTCGGATCTGAATGCCTGGATTGGTTATATTGAAGATTCTGGTCGTGTTTCTGAAAAAGTTGCACGTCAGATTCAGGTTCAATACAAGGAATATTCTAAAGGGCGTATTACTGCAGATGAATTTTATAGTTCGATTAAGGCTATAAATGGCATTTCAGATGAACAAGTTGTAAAACTTCGTGGTTTGATCACTGCCAATCAAAACAGTAAACAAGCTTATGAAGAAGTTAAGCAGAAACGCGATGCTTTGGTTAATTCAACTCCAAATGCTGTATTAGCACAAAATGCTGAAACTGAGGCAATTCGTAAAAAGAATCAAGAGTTACAAAAGACCAAAGCTCTGCAAGAAAGTTATGCACAAAAAAACCTGAAAAATGATTTCTTAATCAAAAACACTGCTGTTTTTGGTGGTGGTCAAAAAGGTTTTGAAAAGTCTCAAGCAGTTACGGAGTTTTATACTGAGAATAAAATTCCAATGACGCGAAAATTGACTGAGCAAGAATATGAAATTTTCAATAATTGGTTTAATAAACAGCAAGCTGTTAAAAACTTACAGGAGTCGATAACTGCTTCTGAAAAGGAACGAACCAAAGAAATTGAAAAACAGCAGAAGATTTTGCAGGTCAATGCAAAAGTTCTAATGCTCTCTAGTAAGTATAATATTTCGTCTAGAGCTGCTGCCGCTGGAATACCTCAAGGTTTGATTGAGGCTATGATCATGCAGGAAAGTAAAGGTAACAAAAATGCAGTTGGACCTGTTACGAAAGATGGGGAGAGAGCTAGAGGTTTAGCTCAATTTATGCCAGGAACAGCAAAACAATATGGTGTTAATGTCTTTGATGAAGAATCAAGTATTAATGGCATGATCAAATATATGTCAGTTCTGATTAAGCAGTTTGGCGGTGATATTGATAAGGCTGTCATGGCATACAATGCTGGACCTAAAAATGTAGAAAATGGTAGAGCATATGGGTTTAAGGAGACAAAGGGTTATCTATCTAATGTTAAATCTTATACTGCTGGAGTAAATGGTTTTGTAGGAACTTCGAATGACTTTGAGAAATCCCTTAAGGATGAATCAAAGGCATTTGCCGATGCTTTGGATGAGCAGGACCGTATTCGAGAGCAATATGCAACGAAATGGGAGCAGCTTGAAAAGACGCACACTGAAAATGTTGAAGATATTCGAAATGCTTTTGCTAATGATACAACCACACGGGACATGTTGCTCCAGCGTGAAAATGAAAGACATGCTGTAGCAATTGAGGATTGGGTTAAATACGAAGATCGTCGAGTAAAGGAAGAACAGGAGGCAAATCAAGAAATTATCCGTGCTCGTCAGGAATCTTTTCAGGCAATGAATGTTCCAATCAGCCAACTGGCAGAAATTGGAATCAATGCTCAAGCTCAAGTGGGTATGTCACCAGCTGAATTATCACGTTGGAAGCTGAATAATCAGCAGCAAGATGGATATTCTGAACTGGGTGGATATTTAGGGCAAGCAAATGAGGCTATTCGTAATAATGAGTTATTAACTCAACAAGAACGATATGCACAACTTGAAGATGTTTATCGCCAATATCTTGAAAGTAAACGAGCACTTGGTGAGCAATATGCGCTTCAAGAGCAAGAGTTAGCAAGAGCACAACATCAGGAGCAATTGAATCTTTGGGGCAGTTTGGTTTCTCAGGCACAGAATACCTGGAGCCAAGTTACTCAAGCTGTTAAAGATAGTGCAGGTGAACAATCCACAGCATATAAGATTGCTTTCTTAGCTCAGCAAACTTTTTCGATTGCATCAACCTTAATTTCTGCACATTTAGCAGCGACTCAGGCAGCAGCTGATCCATCGAATATTACTTATCTAGGCAAAATTACTGCTTCACAAGCAATGTTAGCAATGGGATATGCAAATGCAGGTTTAATTGCTGCTCAGACGATTTCAGGGGTATTTCATGGTGGTACTGATTATGTGCCTAAAGAGTCGAGTTACTTGCTAGATGAAGGTGAGCGTGTTCTTTCTCCACGACAAAACCAAGACTTAACAAGTTATTTGGCAAACCGTGAAAATTCAGGTTCAACTGCATCTGTTTCAATCCAAGTTAATGTTACTGACTCCGGTGTAAGTACTTCAGGTGCAAATACACAAGATCAGAAGCAACTCGGGCAAATGATTGGTAATGCGGTACGGAATGTGATTCGACAAGAACAACGGCAAGGGGGATTATTGGCTAAATGAGTAACTTAATTTTCCCTTGGGATAATGACTTAGCAGGTAACTCTGGAACGTATCAATTTAATACGCTGAATAGCAAATTTGGTGATGGCTATGAACAGAATATTTCGGTTGGTATTAACAACCGAAAAGGTACATGGCCAATAACCAAGACTGCAGCAAAGGACGTTATTCAATCGATAAAGCAGTTCCTTGATTCTCATAAAGCAGCAGATTCTTTTTTATGGGAATCTCCACTGGATGGCCAAGTTCGAGTTAAAGCAGGTGAGTACCAGATTGAATATCGTGGTGCTGGTTTGTATCGTCTTACAACCACCTTTACCCAAGTCTTTTATCCTTAATTTTATTCAATTTCATGCCCTGCTTAGTCAGGGCTTTTTTGTGGGAAAAATATGACAATCCAGCAAATCAGTTTAGGAAGCTCACCCAAGGGTATAGGTGGTGATACGTGGCGTGAAGGGAGTGAAAAGATAAATGAGAATTTCAATGAGCTAGATGAAAAAGTTAAACAAGCGCAAAGCACGGCAGACGAAAAAACAACGAATGCAGCAGATAGCTATTTATTGAATCGTGAAAACCACACAGGTACACAGGCGATTTCCTCAATTTCAGGACTATCTGAGGCATTGGATAATAAACAGAGTCAATTGACAGCTGGAAATAATATTAGCATTGTGAATGGCGTTATTTCTGCAACTGGTGGTTCAGAAATTGATTTATATGACGGTGTAGATTCAACAAGCGCAACTACAGCTGCCACAGCGAATAGTGTGAAGACTGCATATGATAAGGCAGAACAAGCGCAAAGCACGGCAGACGAAAAAACAACGAATGCAGCAGATAGCTATTTATTGAATCGTGAAAACCACACAGGTACGCAGGCGATTTCCTCAATTTCAGGGCTATCTGAGGCATTGGATAATAAACAGAGTCAATTGACAGCTGGAAATAATATTAGCATTGAGGATGGTGTTATTTCTGTAACTGGTGGTTCAGGAGATACTACTCCTATTGATGGTGGAGGGACAGGAGCCACAACGGCACCAGATGCACGTGCCAACTTAGATGTTTATAGCAAGGAAGAAGTAGACACTGCGATTACAACATCTATGCCAACAGTGGCAGATGCAACAACCATAGATAAGGGTATTGTTCGATTAGCCACAGAAAGCGACATTACCAATTCATCTGAAGAAGTAGCTGTAACCCCCAAAAATGTTAATGATATGTTGATTGGTGTGGGGGCGCTGGCTAAAGGTTTTCGTGCATTGTTTTCTGCAAGACTAACAACAATGACAGGGACAAACACCTCGAATGACAGTACGATTACAGCGACAATTACAGCGCATGGGCTGGCGGTTGGTGATGTAATTAATATTACATTTGGATTTAAGATAACATTTGGCAGTTCAAGTACAACTAGCACTGTAACCGTGACATCCGTTCCTAACGCAAATACATTCGTCTTTGTAGGCACTGGAACGGGTAGCGGTAGTGGTTACGCATGTACACTTAACTATGTGCTTAAAAGCAAATACAACATTAACAGCTTAACGATTAATGCCGTTGGTCGATATACGATTGCGATTAACACGGCTTCAGGCATCACAGGGACTAGTTTCATACCACTTGTGGCAGCAACAACATTGGATAACTCTCCCATATTGATACAACCCGAAGTAATTGCATCTGCAACATCTTTAACAGTACGGACATTCGATAAAACAGGCGTGGCAATCACACCACAATGGCTACACATAGGGGTCACTCAATGAGTTTCTATATTCAAGTTATTAATGATGAAATCCATGTAGTTATTCCACTGGGTGAGCAATTTGATACCACGGGATTGATAGAAGTGCAGTCATTACCTAGCATTGATATTCAACCAGCATGGGTATTAAGCGAAATTGACGGGGTTTTTAGTATCCAAGTTGATCAAGAAAAATTACTACAATATCAACGTGAACGGATGCCCCAACTCACCCCGATTGAATTTGACTTAAAACTCAATGCTCACGGTCTGTATCAGGCCGTTCAAGATATGGTAACAAGTGATTTAACGCTGAAAATTGCATACACCCGTGCAACATTCTTTAAGCGTACAGATCTTTTCATTGATCAGGCAAGGCAGTTGCTTAACTTAACAGATGAGCAAGTAGATGAAATGTGGATGAATTAACCCTGTATTGACACTTAAAAATCCGTAGCCCCTGATCTTTATAGATCAGGGTTTTTTTATGCCAAAAACTAGGTGAATTATGGCTCTAAACAGCAATTTTCAGAAACTCGATATAGATGGACTCATAACCCTTTTTGAGCTTGATGCACAGTTATTAGGTGCGGGTGTTTTAAGGTTTCATGGACATATTGCATTTGGTGACTGGCAGGCAATTTATGCATATATGGGAAGCGAAGATGGTTTCATGGGGGATGAAGAGCAATTTATTGGTGCTGAAATTTTAAAAGACGGTGAGGAGTTTATATGGAAGAGAAACATCATCTGGCAAGGTCAGACATTTGAGCCATTACCCCTTGAAGTGACGGGACTAGAGATGCGTTCCGATGGTAAAGCTTCAGCACCTTCACTAGCGATGGCCAACAATATTGCAGGGGTACAAAATGCCGTTTCTGCCTATTGTTTACAGTTCAATGATTTTGCTGGAGCCAAACTCAAGGTTATTCGTACTTTAGCGAAATATCTAGATGCTGAAAACTTTAGTGCAGGTAATAGCAGTGCCTCAAATGAAGCCAGTGAACAGCTTTGGTATATCGAGCAAAAGACCTCGGAAAGTTCAGCTCAAGTCTCATTTGAATTATCCAATCCAATTGATTTTGAAGGTCAAAGAATTCCAGTCCGTCAAATTACCAACATGTGCCACTGGTGCGTGATGGGCAATTATCGTGGTGAAGAGTGTGGCTATACCGGTGCTGCAATGTTCACAGACAAAGATGAACCAACCAATAACCCAGCATTGGATAAATGCGGGGGGCGTTTAAGTTCCTGCAAGTTACGATTTGGCAGTCAACCTTTACCGATTGGGGGTTATCCAGCAGCCAACTTAATAGGGTGAATTATGCAATTATCAACAACCATCAAGCATGCCGTCATAGAGCATGCTGCACAGGCGTACCCGCAAGAGTGCTGTGGCGTAGTTGTGAGTGGAATTTATCTACCTTGTCGCAATGTAGCGCAAGGGGTAGATCAATTTGAAATCCATCATCAGGATTTAGCCGATGCTGAAGATTTGGGTGAAATCGAAGCCTATGTGCATTCACATCCAAATGCCAGTGCTCGAGCATCTGAATTGGATTTAATTCAAATTGAATTGCACCAAAAGCCATGGGTGATTTGTGCCTATCCAGAGGTTGAATTTCAGGTTTATGAGCCATTTGGTTATCAACCTGCTTTGGTGGGACGTAATTATTACCACGGTTGGCAAGATTGTTATGCCTTGATCCGTGATTATTACCAACGTGAACTTAATATCACAGTGCCAGATTTTGAACGTATTGATCGTTGGTGGGAAGATCCAGCGCATGCATCACTGTATTTGGACAATTTTACAAAAGCAGGCTTTCATGAAGTGGATACTTTACAGCGCGGTGATGTGCTTATTTGTCGCGTGGGTCGTACTGAACACCCTAATCATGCTGCTGTGTTTCTTGCTGATGATGGTCAGCTCCAGTCAGAACAAAGCGAACCCTGCATAGGCTCAGCTTTAATTCTACATCACCCCTATGGAGGTAAATCAGTACGGGAAATTTATGGGGCACAGTGGCAAGAGCGTGTGGTCAAAATTGTGAGGCATCAAGATGTTAAAAACCATTAAGTTGTATGGCATTTTGGCAAAAAAATTTGGCAAACAATTCAAACTGGATGTGGCCAATACCCGTGAAGCCATGCGTGCTTTATCTGCCCAAGTTCCTGGCTTTGAAAAGTTCATGTTACATGCCCATGAGCAAGGCTTGGGCTTTGCTGTGTACCAGGACAAACATAATATTTCAGAACAAGAAATTGATATGTCTACTGAGGCAGCTGTCATCAAGATTGTGCCTAAAGTCATGGGTGCAGGCGGGAATGGCGTATTGCAGATCGTGCTTGGGATCGTCTTAGTTGTGGCGGGTTACTTCACGTTCGGTGCGACCTCTGCCTACGGGATGGCCTTAATCGGTGCAGGTGCAGGGATGATAGTCGGTGGTGTTGCACAAATGTTGATGCCGAAAATTGATAGTATGCAAGACGGCAATCAGGACGGCAATAAAGCCAATATGGGCTTTGGTGGTGCAGTGACAACAGTTGCACAGGGTAATCCAGTACCGGTGCTCCGTGGTCGTCGTGAAATTGGTGGTTTTATTGTTTCAGCAGGGCAATATCCAGAAGATTTAATGTAGTTCTCTTATTTGATTTATAGGCGCTGAAAGCGTCTTTTTTTATGCCTAGGTAAAATGTATGAATATAGTCGTGCAAGGTGCAAAGGCAGGCAGTGGTGAATCAAGAAAGCCTGTCATTGCCACAGATTCAGCACAATCCAAAACCTTTATTAAAATTCTCTATGGACTATCAGAGGGTCCGATCAAAGGCTTGGTGAATGGTATCCGTTCAATTTATTTGGATGATACACCGTTGCAAGATGCAAATGGGATCTGGAACTTCAACAATGTGACGGTGGATACCCGCTTAGGAACCAACGATCAAAGCTATGTTGAGGGCTTTCCTGACATATCCTCTGAAACTGGCATAGGGGTTGAGCTAAAAGCTGAATCAGCTTGGGTAAAAGGTTTTACCAATACTGAATTAGATGCATTACGGATCCGTTTACGTTGGGGACCACTACGCGAACAGAATATGGAAAATGGTGATGTAAGTGGTATCACCATTCTCTATGCAATCGATTTACAAACCGATGGAGGGACGTGGACCGAAGTTTTAAATACTAAAATTTCGGATAAAACCTCTGCCAATTATGAGCGTTCACATCGCATAGATTTACCCAAAGCCAATTTTGGTTGGCAGGTTCGTGTCCGTCGTATTACCCCAAATTCAAGTTCAGAAGCTGTCAGTGACAAGATGTATGTGCAAGCGATCACTGAGGTGATTGATGCCAAATTACGTTATCCCAATACAGCCTTGTTGGGTTTGCAGTATGACGCAGAAACATTTTCCAATGTAGCGAAAATCGCTGCTGAATGTGAGGGTGTAGAAATTCTACTGCCGAGCAACTATGACCCTCTCACACGTGTTTACACAGGCTTATGGGATGGCACATTCAAGCGTGCCTATAGCAATAATCCTGCTTGGCATTTTTATGATGCGTGTATTAGTAAACGTTATGCACTGGGTAATCGCATCAATTCAAGCATGATTGATAAATGGTCAATTTATCGCTTGGGTCAATATTGTGATCAATTGGTTTCAGATGGGAAAGGTGGGCAAGAACCACGTTTCACTTTGAATGTCTATGAACAATCCCAAGACGATGCCTGGTCTGTACTCTCCAAAATGGCAGGTGCTTTCCGTGCTTATATATATTGGGACGGTCAAGCCATCGTTTGTGATGCAGATATTCCACAAGATACTTATTTCACCTATACCGCAGCCAATGTCATTGATGGGCATTTTGAATATTCAGGTACACGTGCGCGTGATCGCCACACGGTAGCCAAAGTTGCTTGGGATAATCCAAACAACCGCTATAAAACTGAATATGTATTTGTTCGGGATGAAACTGCGATTGCACGACTCGGTATTCGTATTGCTGAAATTGCTGCTTATGGTTGTACCAGTGAAGCACAGGCGCAACGTGCAGGGCATTGGGCACTTAAATCTGAACAGTATGAAACGCGCACAGTAACTTTCAAAGTTGGACTAGATGGATTCATTCCGCGCCCTGGTAAAGTCATCGAAATTGCAGATCCATTGTTTGCAGGTCGAGCTAATGGTGGTCGTATTGCTGCAGTCAGTGCAGACCTGAAAAAAATCACTTTAGATCGGGATGATGTGATTTGCCATGCAGGTGATCGACTGGTGGTTAATGGTGAAAATGGCAAGGCTCAAGCACGTATCGTTCAATCTATAACGGGGCGTGTGATTACGGTTGTCTCTGCGTTTGAATCTGTAGCAGCACAAAATGTTTGGGTTGTAGATGCACAAGATCTGGCAACGATGAAGTTCCGTGTAATTTCAATTACCCAAGATGATAGCCATCAATTTACGATCAATGCCTTGCAATACAATGCATCAAAATATGATGCAATTGATAATGGAGCCTTTATTGATGAACGGCCAATTTCGATTATCAATCCGAAATTACAAAAGCCAGTTGAATCCGTTTTAGTCAGTTCGGATGAAATGATTCAGCAAGGGCTTACTGTAGCGACGATGCTGATCGCATGGCCACAAGCCGAAGGTGCAACCAAGTATCAAGTGGAGTGGCGCAAAGATGATGGCTCCTGGTTAAAGCTACCGCTTACAGGGAACAACTCAGTTGAGGTGCAAGGAATTTACACGGGCAACTATCAGGCGCGAGTTGTTGCCATTAATGCCTTTGATGTAACTTCATTAGCAACCTATTCAATTCTCACCCCATTGAAAGGCAAAGCAGGCAAACCACCAAAATTGGCGTTTATCAGTGCAACAGGCATTTTGTTTGGTATGCAATTGAACTGGAGCTTTCCTGCAATTGGTGCTTTGGATACGGCTTATACGGAAATTGAAGTCAGTCCAGATGGTGTATCAAATATTGCTGTATTGGGGCAATTTGCATATCCAACCAATGCACATACGATCCAGGGTTTACAGCCAAATTTAACCCAGTTTTATCGGGGACGTTTGATTGATCGGATTGGTAATATTGGAGAATGGTCTGAATGGGCTGAAGGTACAACATCGGCAGATGCCAGTACGATTCTTGAACTATTAGATGGGAGAATTAGCGAATCACAACTCGATCAAGCGCTTAAAGATAAAATTGATAGTGATGAAAAAATTGATGAAGTCTTAGACAAAGTAAACGCGCAATGGTATGTCAAAATTGATAGCGGCCATGCTGTGAGTGGTGTGGGGTTGGGTTTGGAAGATGACAACACGACTCAGTTTTTAGTACGAGCCAACCGTTTTGCAATTGCTCCACCTGCGGAAGTTGGTGACGAAGGTAAATATGCTTTTGTTTACCAAGCAACTGCAGAAACATTAGCAAACGGAACAGTAATTGCTCCAGGCTTATATTTGGATTCGGCAGTGATTAAGTATGCATCTATTACCGAATCACATATTGAAGATTTAGCAGTAAAGACCGCAAAGATTGATAATCTTGCAGTTAAAACAGCACAGATCGACGACTTGGCAGTTACAGGTGCAAAGATACAGGATCTTGCGGTTGATACCTTGAAGATCCAAGATAATGCAGTGACTGTACCCGTTTCAGCATTTGCCGAAGCAGCAACGACTGTAGGGACCGATTACATTACCGTTCAAACCTTGGCTGTTCCATCAGATATGGGGCATACCATTTTGACGTTTGGTGCAGTGTTTAGCTTTGCGTCTTATACCTCACAGCAGCAGTTACTTTGTCGTGTGCTGAAAAATGGCAATGTGGTTTTTGAAGATTTGGAAGTACATTTTATTGATTATGCTTCAGTCGGTGTTACTTCTGGAAATAGTGGCCAACATGGGCATAGTGTGAGTGTCACGGTTAATGGTACGGCAAATGACGCAGGGAATCATTCACATTCATTTAGTGGTAGTACTGGTAATTCATCTGCAGGCTCAGTGGCTAACTCTTCACACAGTCATAACTACAATGCTTCAACAAACTCAGGAGGCTCACATGGCCATAACTTAAGTTTGAATGCTAATGCTTCAATGGGGCTTGATGGTATTCATAGTCATAACGTGACAATTCGTGGTAGTGCTCGCAGCGCGGGGACATTGAATATCTCAAGGCATGATTCAACGGGTATAGCGGGAACATTTCAGCTGCAGCTTAAATCTGGTTCAGGTGGCAATGTGAGTGTTTCACAACGTTATATTCATGCAATGACGATGAGGAAATAATGGCTTATTTTGCGGTGTTTGATATAGAAACGGGCAGAATTGAGAATCTTGTTGAATGTCCTGAGTTCCTGGCGAATTCAATCCACTTAGAAGAAAATCAGGACATGATCCAAGTTGAGTCTCAAGTTTCAGCAACACAATATCATGTGGTTAATCGAGAGCTTTATAAACTGTTTTAAAAATTTGATTGAGTGATGGCACCCAGAAGGGTGCTTTTTTATTGCCAAGTTTAAGGGGGTTACATGCAAGAGCATGAAAAAGTGGCATTACAGTTAATTTTTATGGGAATCGCTATTGCTATGGCAAAGATACTTGTAAGTGAAGAAAAAACCACATGGCGGGTCATTATTGGACGCTCAATTTTGAATGGTTTCACAACCTTGGGTGCTGGAGCCGTTCTTATCTGGATTTCAGATTTGAGCATGCTTGGGGTCTTGGGTTTGGGTGCATTCCTTGGAACATTGGGTAGTCAGTTTGTAGAAGCGCAATTGCGCAAAGTTGTTAAAGCAAAAACAGGTGAATTGGAATGAAATTAATCGAAAACTGGAAACAAGCATACAAAATGAAATCAGTACAAGTTGGCGCATTAAGCGCCATTTTTTATGCCCTGATTTTATTTGCAGATCAATTTATGGGTGTCTGGAATGTGATTCCACAAGATTTGAAAAACATGATGCCTGAACAGTGGAAAGAAGTTATCGGGTGTTTTGTCGGTGTGGCCATGGTACTTGCACGTTTGAAAAGACAGCCTGAATTACATGATGAGGTAGATACAAATGACGGTCAATAATTCAGAACAAATTGCTCAGGCGTATTCATGGTTGCGAGCGATGTCAGGTGGCAAGCTGACTAAAGATCAGGTCAATGCAGGTGATGCGATCATTGCAACTAATGGATTAACTGAGTTTGCAAGGCTCATTGGCTTTTCATTACCCATAACACCAGTAGTTAAAGGGCTATGCGATATTTCAGAACAGGGCTTTTCAATCATTCGAGAGTTTGAGGGCTTTCGTGAAAAGGCCTATTTGGACACTGGTGGCGTGTGGACCATTGGCTTTGGCACGATTAAATACCCAAATGGCACCAAGGTTAAAGCCGGAGATACTTGCACACGTGGACAAGCTGAACTTTGGCTCAAGAATGATTGCCAATGGGTGGATGCATGCCTGAATAAATATGTGAAGACTGGTATCAACCAAAACCAGTTTGATGCATTGGCCAGTTTCGTCTACAACGTGGGTGAAACTTCTTTTACGAAAAGTACGATGCTGACCTTAATCAATAAAGGTCAGTTAAAAGCTGCTGCATCGCAGTTTGATCGCTGGGTTTATGACAATGGTGTAAAGATTAATGGATTAGTAAATCGTCGTTTAAAAGAGAGGGAAATGTTTGTGAAAGCCCTTTAGAGGGCTTCATTGTCGAGGACGCTAATAAAATTATCATAAATTTTAGCCTTTTTACCTTGATTTAAATACTCAACAACACCTAAAAGTTTTTCTGAGAAATCAATTATTAAATCTGATTTGGCAGGTTTATATAATCGATATTGCACTTTATAGCCTTCAATGGGAATTTCAATTGAAGGTGTCGTAACTTTACCTTTGAAGGTGGTTTCTTTTTCGAAATCTCCTTCTTCTTCATGATGTCCTTGCATTAATGTGAGTTGCAAATCATGTACGGTATACGATTCGCCAGTTTCATAATTTGTAATTATAATTTCATTATTTATAGCAGTAGTTGGAGGCAGTATCGCCCCATGAGGTAATTGAAGATCAAAACCTATAATTTTTGCTGGCAGTATCGCATTCATTTGAATATGAATTTCACGTAAGAATGGTTGCCCATATATATCAGCCCAGTCTGAATCGTTTTGTTCCCTGATAATCAACAGATCAATATTTCTATCTTTTGCTTTAATTTGAGCACCTGACTGATAGCCTTTTTTAGTGGCGAACAAACCTCTTAAATTAGGAAAATCGCTTAGTTTTCCATGCAATGCATCAATTTTTTCTATTGATACCTTACTATTGTAATCCTTACACTCAATAACTGTTTTGTAGGATATTCCTCCTATTATGTATTCCCAATAAATATCAAACTGTCTTTTTATTCCATTATTACCAATTAGAATTTTATTAATTTCTACATTGATATTTTTTTGCCCTCCAATACCTAATTCATCTGAGTGTAGAATTGCTTGATATAGTGATTGAACGAATTCTTCGTAGGTTTTTCCTGTATTTTTTTCCAT